ACCAGGCGGACCTGGTCTATTCGGCGGTGGAATTCAATGTCAACGCGGAGCCGGAGCTGAGGGCCATCACCCGCAGCACGAAATACCGGGGGCTGATGATCCAGGAGACCAACACGATCATCAAGAAGCTGGCATTCTCCTCCAAGAAATCAGACGGATACAACCCCATGTGCTGGATCGCCGACGAGGTGGCGGCCTGGCCGGGGGTGAACGGCCTGCGCCAGTGGGAGGTCATGGCCTCCGGTACAGGCGCAAGGAAAGAACCGCTGGGGATCGCCATTTCCTCCGGCGGATACGAGAACGAGGGCCTTTTCGACGAGCTGATGAAGCGCTCCACCGGTTTCCTGATGGGAAACAGCAGGGAGCAGCACATCCTGCCGATCATCTACATGATCGACGACCCGGAGAAGTGGGACGACCTGGAGGAGCTGCAAAAAAGCCTTCCGGGGCTGGGGGCCAGCGTCAGCCGGGACTTCATCCGGCGGGAGATCGACACGGCCCACGAATCCATGAGCAAGGCCGTGGAGTTCAAGACCAAATACTGCAACCTGAAACAGTCCATCAGCACGGCCTGGCTGAAGGCGGAGGACATCAACAGGGCCTTCGGGCATCACCTGCCGATGGAGGCGCTGAAAAACCACTACTGCGTGGGGGGCCTGGATTTATCGCAATCCGTCGATCTGACGTCATCCTGCATTATTACAGAGGTCGACGGGGTGCTGTGGGTACACAGCCATTTCTGGCTGCCGAACAAGCGGCTGGAGGAGGCCACGCGGAGGGACAACATCCCCTACGAGATCTACATCAAAAAGGGGTTCCTGAGCCTTTCCGGCGAGGAATTCATCAACAACGACGACGTGCTGCTGTGGTTCATGGACCTGGTGAAGACCTGGAAGATCTACCCGCTGATCATCGGATACGACCGATGGAGCGCCCAGGACCTGGTGCAGAAACTGAACCAAAAGAGCTTCCACACGGACAGCGTCACCCAGGGGTTCAACCTGAGCGCGGTATCCGACACCTTTGAGGGGATGCTGCGGGAGGGCCGGATCCGGGACATGGACGACAACGACCTGCTGAAGATCCACATGGCGGACGCGGCCCAGCAGATGGAGAGCAACACGGAGCAGGCGCATCCGCGGAAAAAGCTGGTCAAGATCAGCAAATCCGCCCATGTGGACGGCGTGGCGGCCCTGCTGGACGCCATGGCCATGAGGCAATTCAAGTGGGATCAGCTGGGGCGGAGGCTGACGAACGAGAACAAGAGGGTGAGAACAGATGGGAATGCTTGAGAAAATCTTCGGCAAGCGTGAGCAGCCGGCGGCGCTGAAGAACGCGACGACGTTCAGGCTGCTGGAAGGTTATACACCGGCATTCACGACCTGGCGCGGATCCGTCTACGAGAGCGAGCTGATCCGGGCGGCGCTGGACGCGTGGGGACGCCACGCGGCAAAGCTGAAGCCAAACTTGAAGGGGAGCGCGGCGCCGGAACTGCAGAACAAGCTGAAGGTGCGGCCCAACGCATACCAGGAATGGACAAAATTTCTGTACCAGACGGCCACGATCCTGGGGACCCGGAACAACACCTTCCTGGTGAAGACCCGGAACGAATACGGCCCCACGGGGATCATCAACGTCCTGCCGCAGAGCTGGGAGCTGGTGGAGTACATGGGCGAGCCGTATATCCGCTTCACACTGGAGAACAACAGGCGGAGGGCGGAAAAGCTGAGCGAGGTCGGCATCCTGACCCGGTTCCAGTACAAGAGCGAGCTGTTCGGCGAGAGCAACGAGGCCCTGAAGCCGGTGCTGGATCTGATCAGTATCCAGCGGCAGGGGATCACGGAAGGCATCAAAAACGGCGCCAGCTACCGGTTCTACGCGCAGAGCGACAACTGGGCCAGCGACGACGACCTGGGCGAGGAAATGACCCGGTTCAACAAGGTGACCTTCGGCAACAAGAAGAACGCCGGCGGCGTCCTGCTGTTCCCGAACACCTACAGCAACATCCAGCCCATGAAGGCGGAAAGCTACAAGGTGGACGCGGACCAGGAGAAGATCATCAAGGCCAACGTGTTCGACTATTTCGCGGTGAACGAGGAAATCCTGCAGAACCAGGCCTTCGGCGACAAGTGGCTGGCCTTCTATGAGGGTTTCGTGGAGTGGTTCGCTATCCAGCTGGGGGAGGTCATCAGCGGGATGATCTTCACGGACCGGGAGCGGGCCGCGTACAACAACCAGGTGTTTTTCACCAGCAACCGGCTGCAGTACATGTCCAACGCGGACAAGCTGAACGCGGTAACACAGCTGGCGGACCGGGGCCTGGCCACGCGGAACGAGCTGCGGGAGATCCTGAACCTGGATCCGCTGCCGGAACCCTACGGGGAGCAGATCCCGGCCCGGGGCGAGTATTACGACGTGACGGACAACACGGTACCGGACGGTGATCCAGGTTGAAAAAGACGATCGCCGTGGACTTCGACGGGACGCTGTGCGTCAGCCGATGGCCGAAGATCGGCGAGCCGAATCAGGAACTGATTGGCCAGCTGATCGAGGAACGGAAGAACGGGGCGGCGCTGATCCTGAACACCTGCCGGGAAGGGAAACTGCTGCGGGAGGCGGTCAAGTGGTGCAAAGACCTGGGGCTGACCTTTGACGCGGTGAACCGGAACACCCGGGAGAGGATCAGGGCCTTCAAAGGCGACAGCCGCAAGATCAGCGCGGACATCTATATCGACGACAAGGCCGTCGCGTTTACATTCGGGAACAAATTGGAACTGGGAGGGAAAACAGATGCCGATGAAAATTGACCAGCGCGAGTACCGGAGGATCGACATCCGGAACATGGAAGCGCGGAAGGAAGAAAACGGCGAGATGATCGTGGAAGGCTACGCCACCACCTTCAACCAGCCTTATACACTGTACCAGGACGAGCGGGGGATCTTCGACGAGCAGGTGGACCCGAATGCCTTCGCGGAAACGGACCGGAGCGACGTGATCATGCAATACGACCACGAGGGCCGGGTATTCGCCAGGACGCGGAACAACACCCTGCAGATCGATCCGGACGAACACGGGCTGAAGATCCGGGCCTTCCTGGGAGGGACGGAGATCGGACGCCAGCTGTATGAGGAAATCGCCGGGGGATACACGGACCGGATGAGCTTCGGCTTCACGGTGGAAGCGGATGAAAAAAGCCGGTCGAAGGCCGACGACGGGAGGGTCCGGATTCTGCGGACCATCACAAAGATCGGCAAACTGTATGATGTTTCAGCCGTATCGCTGCCAGCAAACGATGCGACAGAAATAAGCGCCCGCAGCAAAGGCGACGGATTGATCGCTGAGGCCGTGGAGGAGATCCGGGCCGAAGAAGAACTGCAGCGCGAAAAACAGGCCCAGGAGGAGCGGAGGAGCGCCGCCCTGGAGAGGCTGACAAATCTGATCAAGGAGGTCAAACACGATGAAGTTTGACGAAATGACCGTGGAGGAGCTGGAGAGGCGGCAGGCGGAGATCGCCGGCCTGGAAACCGACGGCATCGACACGGAGGAACTGGAAAAGCGGGCGAATGAGCTGGAAGCCATCAAGGCGGAGCTGGAAACCCGCAGACAGGCGGAGGCCCAGGAGGCTGAAATCCGCCAGCAGATCGCCGACGGCGAGATCGGCGAAATCAAAGAAAAATATCAGGAGGAAAGAACCATGACTGATCTGGAAATCCGCGGCAGCGCTGAGTATGCCGAAGCGTACAAGAAGTACATCATCAACGGCGACGACAAAGAATGCCGGAGCCTGCTGACCACCAACGCCTCCGGCGACGTGCCGGTCCCGGTGCTGGTAGAGAACATCGTCAAGACCGCCTGGGAGAGCAACACCTTCCTGAGCAAGGTCACCAAGACCGCCTTCCGCGGCAACCTGAAGGTGCCCTTCGAGAAGAGCGCCGATCCGGCCTACGTCCACACTGAAGGGACCACGGGCCTCACCGAAGAAGACCTGCAGCTGGGCATCGTTACCCTGACCCCCGCCAACATCAAGAAGTGGATCAAGATCTCCGACGAAGCGGTCGCCATGGGCGGCGAAGCCTTTGTGGAGTATGTCTACAAAGAACTGGCGCAGCGGATCATGGAAAAGCTGGTCAGCGAACTGGTGGCGAAGGCCAACAGCGCCGACACCACCCACGGCGACACCGCCATCGGCATCCCGAAGCTGATCGAAGCGCCTGGCGTCATGGTCGTGCAGGATGCGGCGGCCCAGGTGAGCGAAGAAGCCACCGACATCTGCATCGCGCTGAACCCGCTGAGCATCCAGGCCTTTAACGCGGCCTATGCTGCCGGCAACTTCGCCATCAATCCCTTTGACGGCGTGACCGTGATCAAGTGCAGCGCCCTGCCCGCCTACTCCAGCGCCAGCGATAACGCCATGTACGCGATCGTCGGCGACCTGAAGGCCTTCCAGGTGAACTATCCCGAAGGCGAAGGCATCGTGACGAAGTGGGACGACCTGACCTACGCCGAAGACGATATGGTCAAGGTGGTGGCTCGTCAGTACGCCGGCTACGGCGTGACCGCTCCCGGTCGCCTGGTGAAGCTGTGCAAACCCGCCTCTGCGGTGACCACCTGATGAAGGTCCGGATCATCAAACCGACCAGGATCGAAAGGGGCAGGCCCGGGGACATCATTGAGGTGTCCCCGGAGCGGGCCCGGTTCCTCCTGCGGTTCGGACTTGCTGAACCGGTAACGGTCAGGGAGCAGATCGAAACACCGGAGAAGCGAACGGTGAGCAAAAATACGAGGACGGCGAAAGCCGAACCCGAAAAGGAAGCAAAAACGGCGAAAGCCGTGAGGACGAAAAAATGAGCAACCGGCTGATGATTGCGGTGCCGACGCATGATTACATCCACGCGGATTTCATGGTCAGCCTGCTGAAACTGATCGACGAACTGCGGCGGCAGGGAATCGCGTACAAGGTGGAGCCGGTCGTCGGGACGCTGGTGTACATCGCCAGGAACCGGCTGGCCTGCAAA